TTAAAATTTGTAGGAGATAATACCGCCCTGTACCTATGGCATGCCGAAAGGAAAATCGTTGAAATCCATAATGTATGCAAAGACCTCGATATACTGGTTCATCAGAAAATTATCTGGATCAAACCATGCGTAGTTATGTCATTTACGGTTTACAGCTGGAGACATGAACCGTGCCTGTTGATGTGGAAGCGGGGACATAAGCCGCCTTACAGGGCAAAGGAAAAAACGCCGGGCAGTGTATGGCCTGTGAATTATGTCAAGTCAGGTGACCCATCCACGCCAGAATATTATACGGACGTTTGGGAGCTGGATTGGGACGGTAAAAAAAAGGCCGGTTGGATTCGACCATCCAACGAGCAAGCCGGTGGAGGTATTTGCCATCCCGATGAGGGTGCATACCAGGCCCGGGGATATATGCTACGAACCGTTCTGCGGCTCGGGGTCGCAGATTATAGCGGCGGAGAAATTAGGCCGCAAATGCTATGCGATGGAGCTGGAGCCGGTATTTGTCGATGTGGCCGTGAAACGCTGGGAAGAATGGACGGGGAAAAAGGCGAAAAGGGTGAAAAAGTGAAGGTAAATATACCGAATAATGAAAATAAACAGCTTTGCGGCAAATGCGGAGGCGAGTGCTGCAAGGCCTGTCCCGGGGAGTATACGCCGGAAGACATCGAACAACTGACGGCAGATTTTATCGCTGAGCGGCTGATTCGCGGGGAATGGATAATAGGTTATATAGGCCACTTTGATTTTAACCCGCAATATTACCTGAGACCTGCCGGCAAGGAAGAGACGGGACCATTCATAGAAAAACGCAAAGACCTGGATTTTGAATGTGTATACCTAACGGGGGCAGGGTGTAGTCTGAAATTCGATGACAGGCCGGAGGTGTGCAGGGACGTTATACCGGCAGAGGAACGCAACTGCCGATGCGGAGGGGAAGACTGTAATATATGGGACATAAGCGAACAATGGAAGCCATATTACAAGATACTACTGGAAGCAGCGGAAAAGGCGAAAAGGAGTAAAGAATGAAGATATTAGGATTTCCGATTCATATTGTGACAAGCGAGGCGCTGGCAAGGCGTGAGGACGAACGCAAAAAGGCGCTCCATGAGGCCAGGACAATAAATAACGGAATATTAACCAAGTTGTTGAAACACAACCTGAAACTGGAGCTGCTCCTGAGACAGTACTGCCCGGGCAGTATCTTGAAAAAGGCGCTGAAATAAAAAATGTTCTGGATTTTAGAAAAGATAGCTTATGATGCTTATCTGGTGCAACAACTGCGGTCATACAATACCGCACAAAAGGCGGGCGTCCAATATTGCCTTCGTTGTGGATTTTGCTGTCTAAGAAAACCTTGCATTCCTACGCCGGAGGAATTTTATAAGATTGCCGAATTTCTGAAATTGACGCCTGCTGAAGCGTTAAAAAAATATTTCATAATTGATTCGCTGATATCGGGTGGCGTCAAGTTTATAAGACCAGCAAACAAATCACAATTAGATATAGCGGGAAGATATTTACCATGTGGAAGAACTTATGATAAGGGACAGTGCATATTTTTTCAGGAAAACAAATGTGAAATATATATAGTTCGGCCTTTGCAGGCGCAAATGGCAAAATGCTGGGGCAAAAGTATAAACCCTTATAAGGCTATAAATACCTGGAAAAATTTTAACTGGAGCGAAATAGGCGTGATTAAAAAGATGTTGGATGATTCGGATGATTGGATTGAATAAACAGGGGCCGATGCGGGCGGCGTTATCGGTTACCGCCTGCGGGACAGGTATAAGCTATCCTGCATTTTTTCGCACCGGCATATTGAATACCACTAAACGTTATCGGAGAAAAGAGACGGGTAAGTGAAGGAAAAAGGTGCGGACGCCGTTACGGTCGCCCAGAAGCGGAGGCACCTGCATTTATTAGAGAAATTACGAAATGGAAAGGCGCTGACCGCAGCGGAGATGACCGAATTGAAAAAACTCGAAGATAAAAAAAAGCCGGGGCAGCCGAAAGGGACGATGGAGGCGGACCAGCTTGTCAGGACGCAGGCGGAGGCCGCCAGGTACGTGGGGGTGTCGGAACGAACAATCCGGCGGTGGATAAAAAACGGGATGGCCAGGACCGCCGACAAGTATTATATCAAATCGGTGCTTGAGGTCTACAAGCAAAACGAAGGGGACAAGCCATCGGAGGCGAGGGAAAGAAAACAGGAGGCGGAGGCGAGGTTAAAAGAGGTAAACGCGAATCTCGCGGAGGTGAAACTCACAAATATACAGGGGGGATTCGTACGGGCGGAGGAGGTCAGAAAAACAGATATAGAAAAGATACTCGTGCTGAAGAGGTCACTGCTCGGGCAGGGAAGCAGACTGATGGACAGACTGGCAATGAAAACACCACAGCAGGTCAAGGCAGTTCTCGATGAGGACAACAGGCACAGCATAAATATCTTCGCGGGGGAGGAAATATGCTGACAAAGGAAAAATCAAAATCAGTATGGTCGCCATACGAACGGGAGGCCTGGCGGCTGCCGGGTAAAATGACCGTCAGCCAGTGGGCGGACCAAAACAGGATACTGGACCGAAGGGCATCATCGGAATTCGGACCGTGGCGGACAAGCAGGGTCCCATACCTGCGGGCGATAATGGATGCCTACAGTGACCCAGAGGGCGAGGAAATAACCGTAATCAAGCCGACACAGGCAGGAGTGTCGGAGGCGATATTCAATATGATAGGATATACGGTCGACTGCGACCCAGCGCCATCGGGACTTATGGAGGCAAGAGACGATGATTTCAAATACCTCGTAGAAAACCGGCTTCGCCCGATGGTTGAAAAAAGCGAGGTGCTGAAAAAACACATAACGAGCGAACATGACCTCGGATATGAGGGATTTAATTTCGACAATATGCCGCTGTATTTTATGGGCAGCAACTCACCGGCTGCCAGCTCAAGCAAGCCCATCAAGAACATGTTCTTCGACGAAATCAAGGACTATCCCCCGTTTGCAGGCAAGGTGTCAAACCCGCTTGACCGCGGCAAGGACCGCACGGACACATACCCGGACAGAAAACTTATGAGGGTGTCATCGCTGCAATTAGCGAGCGACCTGATACTCCATTATTATTCCCTGTCGAATCAGCAACAGTATTATATGCCCTGTTATCACTGCGGCGATTACCTGACGTGGAAATGGGTACATCTTATATGTCCGCCGAAACTGAGAGAGCCAGACGAAATACGCAGGGAAATCGGGGTGATATATTACCGCTGCGAGGTGTGCGGGGCGAGGATAGAAATCTGGCAAAAGGATGAACACGTTGCAAAAGGAATATGGGTGCCGAAGGGACAAAAAATCCAGCCGAGCGGAGAAATTACCGGAGAGGCGCTTTTCTCAAAAAGACACAGCGGTTTTGAATTCAATGCCCTGATTCTGCCGTGGCAAAAAAGCTCATGGAACGAGTTAATGGCGGAATGGTTCGAGGCGAACACGCCGCAGGGGAAAATATCGGGCAAGCTGATGCACTTTCGGAATAACCGCCTGGCAGAGGTATGGGAGGATGAGATAGAGCCGATTAAAGAAGAGTCACTGCCCGCACGAAGGGGCGATTACAGCAAGGGGACGGTGCCGGATGGCTGCCTGATGCTGGTCGCAAGCGCTGATTACCACAAAAACGAGCAGGGAATCAAGCAGATTTATTACGAGATAAAGGGATTCGGACTGGAGGGACGCGATTGGCTCATAGATTCCGGAGTTATAACGGACTGGAAAAAGCACGATGACGCTATTTGGGGCAGCCCGTTCCCGTGGGCGGACCCTGAAGGGCCGAACGGGGATAAACCCAATCTCGGCGTGGTGCTGGAATTTCTCGATTCAGGGTTCGAATCGGACGAAATTTATAGGCAATGCAGAAAACGTCCAAGGCAAATGATACCTACGAAAGGGGCATCATCCGACCAGAAAACACCGCTCCAGGCAAGCGACCTCGACAAAGCTACCGACAGGCGATTGAAAAATCCGCAGGTTTATAAAGGAATGATACTTATAACAGTGGATACTCAATATTTTAAGGATGAAATTGCAAGGAAACTCGGTGGAGAATCAGGGACAGGGACAATATTTTATGCAGAAATTCCGGATTACTATTTCAAGCAGTTGTTAAACGAGCGAAGGAGCAAAAAATACGACCAGCATGGGCGGCCTCACCGAATATGGGTGCCGAAATTTCAGAGTGCGCCCACTCACTGCCTGGACACTGCGGTGCTGACGACTGCGGCGGGATATTACAAGGGTGTGCAGTACTGGCGAAAAGAAGGTTCGGAAGTAATAATGCCGGGGGTACAAAAAAAAGTGAAATGGTCAGATGTGCAGCGAGAAAAAAGAGAACAGCGATAAAAAGGCAAAAAAAATGAGCGGCATCGTATGCCCGAAATGCGGCTGTGCCGATTTCAGGGACGAAGCCGGCCGGCCCTGGGGCGTGGTGAAGGTCTTTCCCATACCCGGCGCAATCAGACGAATCAAAGTATGCCGGCATTGCGGCAAAAGAATCCGAACTCGCGAGGTTTTGGAGAAGGAAATTTTGTAGATTTTTCAAAAAAAGGTATACCGGTATACCTCTTTTTTGAAAACGGCGGTTTTTGGTATTGACAAAAGATGTAAATAGCCGAAATTGGGGGCAGGCTAAAAAAGGCAATAAAAAATTAAGGAGAAACCAGATGGCAGAAAAAAAACAATCTTTAAAAGTACCGGGAGAGCTGGCCGTAGCGGTCAAAACGCGGATGTATGAGAAAAAAATTAGCTGGGCCGAGGCGGCGGCGGAGATTTTGAAGGAAAATCCGGAAATAGCGGTGGCGGCGGGAAAATAAGGCCAAGTTGAGACCTGAATTGATTTTGCTCTTTAGTATCTGAAGACTGGTTTGACTGCCGACGGCCATCGGCGGTAAAAATAAAAAAGGACGGTTGTACAGGAACCTGTATCTTGTGCAGCCGTTTTTTTATTGACTGAAAAATGAGCAGTTATACGACCATAATAGCCGCGATAGACGACGCGATAGCAAACTGGGTGGGCAAGCCCCTCACTCTTTCTGTTTCAGGCCGGTCCGTGACATACCGGACACTTGAGAGCCTGATAACCGCCAGAAAATATTATGCCGCACTGGCATCACCATCGGGAATCATCAAGGTTAGCCGCATAAGGGCGGGGGGTGCCGAATGAGAATTTTAGATTTTATAGGGCGGAAAATAAACAAGATGATGCTGGAACTGGGCAAGAGATACTACGATGCCGCGGCGACAAACCTGCACAACGAGGAGCACTGGAAAAAGGCGGATGGGAGGGACGCCGATTCGATAATCAGCCCGGAACTGCCGACACTGCGGAACCGCGTTAGATATGAAGTAGCAAATAATTGTTACCTCACGGGCATCAGCCGGACAATGGCGGATGACCTTGTCGGGACAGGACCGACACTTCAACTCCAGACGGAGGAAGATGAACAGGACCGGATTACGGAAGACAGTTTTAACGAAATCGAAAGCCGGTTCGATGAATGGGGACAAATCTGCGGTGCGGACGGGCAATCTTTGACGGATATACTCCAGCTTACGGGAGTGTTTCAGCAGTGTGAGAGCGGTGATTCCGTCGTAATAATGCAGACCAGAAAAGGAGCGACGTGGAGAAAAAAAGAAGTGTCCCTGCGGCTTAACGTTGCCGAGCCTGACAGACTTGCAACGCCGATGGAATTCTGGGGCGACAGCAGCAAGGTTCAGGACGGCATCGAATTCGATGAGTTCGGCAGGCCGGTAAATTATTACATACTTAAGGTGCATCCCGGGGCGACCCTGGGATTTAATTCTCTGGCGGGTTTTGGGGAATACGACAAGGTCCCGGCGGCGGCGGTAATACATCTGTTCGTAAAACGCCGGCCCGGCCAGAGCCGCGGTGTGCCGTGGTTTGCACCCGCCCTGCCGCTTTGCGCATATCTCAGGCGTTTTACCCTCGCCACGGTCGCAGCCGCCGAGACTGCTGCAAATCCATCAGGCACTATAGAGACAGAGCCTTCAGGGGATACAACTACGATACCGGAGGAATTCGACGAGATAGAGATACCGAGAAATTCATTCCTGACCCTGCCGAACGGAGGGAAGATGAGCCAGGTAAAACCGGAACATCCCGCCGCCACTTATGAGAGTTTTAAAGGTGAAATAATAAACGAAATCGCAAGGTGCGTATGTATGCCCTTCAATGTCGCTGCGGGCAATTCCTCGAAGTATAACTACGCATCGGGACGATTGGACTGGCAGGGCTACGCAAGATTCATAATCACTTATCGGCGAAAAATAGAGACAAAGATGCTTGACCCCGTGTTTTTCGCCTGGCTGCGGGAGGCATTACTTGTCCCCGGTTATCTTTCCGATGCAGCGAGAAGAGCCGCCACAAGTAAAAAACTGGTGCCTTACTGGGGCTGGCCGGGATTTCTGCACGTTGACCCGGTAAAAGAAGGGCTTGCGCAGGATTACAGGCTGGGAAATCTTACTACAAATCTGGCAATCGAATACGCGATGCAGGGCAGAGACTGGCTAAAAGAGCTTAAACAGACTGCCAGGGAGCAAAGAAAAATAAAGGAGTTGGGGATACTCGTGGAGAAGAAGATAACTCCGATTAGTTTAACGGAATAGGTGAAAAATGAATATTTGCGATTTTTTTAATCTTACCAAAAGAGAAAAGCAGCAGGATTGCGACCTGACGGTGAGGACCTACCAGGTGAGGTCGGAAAGTCTCGATGAAAAGACACGCAGCATCGAGGCGGTACTGGTGACGGAGGCAACTACTCGTGTTTTTGATATGGCGATGCTGGAAATTTTCGACGAGGTGCTGCTTATGAGCGGCTGTCGGCTGCCTGCGGACAATCAAATGCCCCTGCTCGATTCACATGACCGCTCAACTGTGCAGTCACAGCTCGGCAGCGTCAGGGAACTTCGGATTGAAGGAGACAAATTCGTCGGCAGAAAATATTACAGCAGCTCACCGTTGTCGGAGCATGCCTGGACGCTGACAAAGGAAAAACACCTGAGGGACAATTCAATCGGGTACAGGGTGATAAGCGCCGTAATCATAGAGGCGGGCGAGCAGCAGAATGTCAACGGAAAACTTTATACCGCCGGTTCACAATATAGAGTCAGGGTGGCAACGGAATGGGTGCCGAAAGAAAACAGCGACTGTGCAGTGGCCGCTGATGAAACCGCAAAAAATAGAAGTGAAAATTTTGGAAAGGATAAACCAATGGAAAAGTTCAAGGAATGGCTCCAGAAAAGGGGCCTGAAATACGAAGACCAGTCCGCCGAAAAACTGGTAACTCTGCAGGCGGAGTTCGATGCGGAGACCAGGGCGGCAGTGACAGCGGTCAAGCCCGCTGCAAAGCAGGATGAGACTAAAACAGCCGATACTGTCGCGAATCCTGCTGCGGACGATACCCGCACCCAGCCGGGTATGGCGGATGTCGCCCGGCAGGCCGTTAATACCGAAAGAAAAAGGGTAACGGACATTCAGGCACTGGCGGGTTCGGACGTGTCGGACGATGTAATCAGCCGCTGCATCAGCGACGGTTCTACAATCGAGCAATCGAGGGCGGCCGTGCTCGATGAAATCCGCAAAAACCGGCCAAAGGTAGGGTCACCCGCCATACATACCGGTGGTGAGACGATGCAGCGGGGCCTGCTGGAAGATGCATTGCTGATTCGCGGCAGGATGGAGACGGAAATCCTAAAGGACAAGACCGCAGGATCCCAGCGTGCGGAAAAGGCGCATAAATACAGGGACATATCGCTGGTGGACCTGTGCCGTTATGCCCTCGCACTGGATGGGCAGGATATTCCGCTCGGCCGCGAAGATATGCTCCGGGCGGCATTCTCGACTATGTCCCTTCCGATAATCCTCGGAAACGTCGCCAACA